CGGACCATTGCACTGGATCAACTCGCGCCCGTGCTTGAGACAAAAGGCGTGAACTTCATCTCGCTTCAGTATCACCACTGGTCGGCTGATGAATGCAGCCGGGTAGGCGCGGCGCTGGGCGTTCCCATCTACCACTGGGGCGATGCGATTGCACAGTATGAGGACACGGCGGGGCTGCTGATGAACCTCGACCTTGTGATTACCGTCAACACCTCGCTGCATCATCTGGCGGGTTCGCTGGGCGTGAAACAGTGGTGCCTGACGCCCGTCATGTGTGCCTGGCGTTACGGCGTTTCCGGTCCCTCGCCTTGGTATGGCAACTGCGAAATGTACCGCCAGACGAAAGACGGCGACTGGAAGAACGTCATCAGCCGCGTGGCGACTGATCTTGCCATGATGGTGGCTGCATGAAGAACACCATTCAAGCACGGATACTCAGTGCAAGTCGCAGGGATTGCAATAGTTATTACCGCCAGCTTTGGCGCGAAAGATGGAAGTGGAGCGTTGAAGGCGAGCGCGTCAAACGGCGAAAGCGTCGCATCACGGTGAGGGTAGCACTTCGCATGTACTTCAGCGGCGCAATCACCAACAAGAACCTCTGGATTCAACTTGGCGAAGAGTCTCGCGCTGCAAAGGCAGCAAAGGGATTGCCTGAAAGGTGGCCGAGTGAGTGACAACATCTTTCAGTTCCCAAAGCGGGAAAAACTCGACGCCAACGCAGTTCTTGAGGGCGCGAAAGACAACCTCTCTGACTGCATCATTCTCGGCACCACCAAGAACGGCGAGGCTTATTACGCCATTCATGCCGAAAGCCCGCAGCAAGTGATCTATCTGCTTCGTGCGCTTGAACACATTGTCCTCGAACTGGAGATCAACGGCGAATGACGCTCATTACGCCCGAATACCTCGCCCTTCAGAAGCAGCTTCACCAGACCAATGACACATACGGCACCAGCGGCGCGAAGTACGCCGACATCGTGCGCCAGATCAGCAAGTGGGGCCGTCACGGCATCCTGGATTACGGATGTGGACGCCAAACCCTCGCCAAGGCGCTCGGCCCCGCCTACCGCGTCACCAACTATGACCCGTGCATCGAAGGGTTGGACACGCCGCCGAACCCGCATCCGGTTGTCGCCTGCACGGACGTTCTGGAACACATCGAACCCGAACTGGTCAACAACGTGTTGGCGGAGCTGCGGCGCCTGACAACGCAACGCATCCTTTTGGTCATCTCGACCCGGCCTGCCGTCAAGACACTGGCGGATGGCCGCAACGCCCATATTTCGCTGCATGAGGAAGATTGGTGGCTTGAGCGCATCAAGGCGGCGGGCTTCACCATCACCGACCATTTCGAGGACCAGAAGGATCATTCCTTCGGCCTCATCTGCACATGAACGAAAACAAGTGATAGGAGACAACTGCTTGTACAAGGCTTTGACCAAGGCCGACATTCTGAACGTCTGGATTGGCTACGATTCCCGTGAACCGGAAGCCTACGAGGTTCTGAAGGCTTCCATCCTCAAGCACGCCACGATGGCGGTCAACATCCAGAAGCTTGAAGAGCGGGCCTTGCGCCACGCTGGCCTCTACCGCCGCACATGGCAGGCTGACGGCGCTCAGAAGGTGGACAAGATTGACGGCAAGCCGTTCTCCACGGAGTTCTCGTTCACGCGCTTCTTGGTGCCTGCGCTTCAGCAGTGGGAAGGCTGGGGCCTGTTCATCGACTGCGACCAGTTGTTCCTGACCGACATTGCCGAGATGCTGAACGAGATGGACCCGACGAAGGCGGTTCAGGTCTGCCAGCAGAACTACGTTCCGACTGAAGGCCTCAAGATGGACGGCCAGAAGCAGCAGCGATATTATCGCAAGAACTGGTCGAGCGTGATGCTCTTCAACTGCGCGCACCCGTCGAACCGTTGGCTGACGCCGGATGTGGTGAACTCCGAACCCGGCTCATGGCTCCACGGCTTCGGTTGGCTTCCTGACGGCGACATTGGCGACCTTCATCACGGTTGGAATTGGTTGGAGGGTACGACGAAGGTGCCGCCGAAGAATGTGCATTTTACCGATGGCGGCGTGTGGTTTAAGCACATGCGCGACCTTGATCGGCCTTACTTTGAAGAATGGCGTCAGGCTGCGAAAGAGATCGGCATCTGGCGTCATATGTGTGAGCGGCAGGACATCAAGGCTGCATGAGCATCACGCATTTCCCGAAGCGCGGTGAAGTCGCCCAGCGCATTCTCGACCAGAACAGGCCCGCCTACGCGCGTGAGCCGATCTCGAAACCACAGGTAACGGTCCCGAAGGACGAATGCCCGAAGTGCGGCAAGCGCATCGGACGGGGCCGCTGGATGCACATCAAGAATTGCAAGGGGTAGGGCATGACTGACCGTACCGAAATAGAATCGCAGATCGCCGACGATCTCGCACGCTCTGACCTCTCAGGCCAGATCACGGCGGCGGTCAACACGGCTATCCGGTCCTATCGTTCTGAGCGCCTTGGCTTCAACGAGGCGTACAAGGTCACGGCCACGCTGTCCTCGTCTGCCGACACAATGGCGCTGTCCTCGCTCTCGGTGCGCTTTCGCAAGCTGGACCGCATCCGGCTGGTGCGTGCGGCGGGTGACTACCTCGACCTGTATCACCGCGACTATGACTGGATCATGTCCCGCCAGGACGTGCGCGTCACCTGTCAGCCCGTGGAATACGCGGTTTATAACAACTTCATCCATTTCGACAGCCTCGCGGATCAGAACTATTCCCTGCTGTTCGATGGCATCAAGGAACTCGGCAATGCGTCCGCGTCCTATTCCGCCGCTGACACCTCCGCATGGTTCAACGATGGCCGCGAACTCATCCGCCACCGCGCCAAGCGTGAACTCTACGCCAACGTGCTGAAGGACATGGAACTTGCCGCCGCTGCGGGTGCTGCCGAAAAGGAAGCCTATCGCATCATCAAGGCGGAACTGGATCAGCAGATCAGCACGGGCGGCATCCGCCCCACGGAGTTCTAAGAATGCGCGTGCTGTTCGGTAGGTTGCAGTCAGACCAGCCCGACCTCCTCAATGGCGACCTTGAGGAAGCGGAGAACTGCATTCCGTACATCAACAGCTATGGCCCGTTTCCCGAACCCGTAGGCTATTCCGCCCCCGCTCCTGCGGTGGTGCGCGGCGCGTATTCCACAAAGGACTTGAGCGGCACGGTGTTCACTGTCCTTGCCACGGAAGGCAAGCTCTACAAGGAAAGCAGCACGGCGCTGAACGACATCTCGCGCACGGCGTCCTACACCACGGCCAACGATGGCCCGAATTGGGAGTTTGAAACCTTCGGCAACACGGTGATTGCCGCCAATGGTTCGGACCCCATGCAAGTCTACACCATCGGCACGTCATCGGCCTTTGCCAACCAGTCCGCGTCTGCTTCTGCGCCTGTGGCACGGCACATCGCGGTGGTGCGAGACTTCCTGTTCACGGGCCACCAGCCGAACCTTGAGAACCGCGCCCAATGGTCCCGCATCAACAATCCGCTTCGCTTCGGCGTCTCGCAGCGGTTCCAGTCCGACTTCCAGGATTTGCCGGGAACCGACCAGATCATCAAGAAGGTGACGGGCGGCGACTTCGGGGCCATCCTGACGAACTCCTCCGTCTGGCGTGCAACCTATGTCGGTTCGCCCCTGATCTTCCGCTTTGACGAGGTGGCCCGCAATGTCGGCTGCTATGCGTCTGGTTCAGCTACCCGCTTCCAGAACATCACCTTCTTCCTGTCCAATTCCGGCATGTATGCCTTTGACGGCCAGAACGCCAATCCCATCGGGCTTGAACAGGTAGACGATCAAATCCTTGACGAGATCAACCTGTCATTTCTGCATCGCGTCACCTCGACCATTGACCCGGTAAACCGTCTCTATCTCATGGCCTATCCGTCCACGGCGTCAACGGATGGAACGTGCAACCGCATCGCCATCTATTCGTGGGCAAAGCAGCGGTGGGCCTTCGCGTCTGAGAGCATCGAAGTTCTGTTCAATCACATGACCTCCGGCTACACGCTTGAAGGTCTGGACGCGCTCGGCACGCTGGAAACGCTGGCCTTCTCGCTTGACAGTTCGGCCTATCAGGGCGGTCTTTCGGCGCTGTCCTGTGTCAACGGCCTGCATCAGATTGCACGGTTTACTGGCAGTGCAAAGACAGCGCGGTTCACCACGGGCGAAGCCGAACTTGTGACGGATGCCCGCGCCTTCGTGCGTAGCCTGCGGCCCCTCGTGCAGGGCAATTCGTCAACAGTTGTCAACATCGAAGTCGGCGGCAGGGATCGGCTGGTGGACGATGTATCATGGACTGATGCATCGATAATGAACGTCACAGGCACTTGCCCGGTGCGCTCCAATCATCGCTATCACCGCCTCCGCATGAGCGTGTCGGGTGGCTTTGATCGCGTGATTGGCTCGGAAGTCGAGTTCACCAAGGAAGGCGTTCGATGAGCCGTGTGTTCGCGCTCAATGACCCCGGTAATGCGTTCCGCCGTACAGACGCCGCTCCGGTCAAGGTCGGTGGCCTTTACAAGACAGACGGCGATGACGGGCAGAACACCTTCACGGACGGTCAGGGTGGCAAGTATTGGTTCGCGGACACGACCAGCGGCAACGTCACGGTGACGCTTCCCAATGCGTCTGAAACGACTGCCGACACGGTGTTCACGGTCAAACGCATCTCAGGCGGTGCCAACACGCTGACGGTCACGACAGGCGGCGGCAACATCGATGGTGCTGCTTCGTTCAGCATCCCGACTCAATACGCCAGTTACTCCTTCGTGAGTGACGGCGAGAATTACTGGATCATCTGATGAGTTACGAAAAGGACAGGCTGGACAGCTTCGTCACAAGCGCATCGTTGTCCACCGCGCTTGTGACGAAGCTGTCCAGC